GCTCACGGCATTGGCCGATGCGTCCTTATAGGTCAGCGCATCCCATCCAGCGGCAAGCCAGCGGCGCATATCATTAGCCCAAGCCCGAACATCAGGGCCAAGAGGCGGGACACCAAACCTCATCGCGTACCCCGCAATGTTCCGTTAATGCGCGGAATGCCCCATCGCCAAGCCCGGCCAGAACCGCCCGTTACCTTCATTGCGACCTGTCGCGCGGTAAAGCGAATGTCGGTGGGTGCTGCCATGGAATAAGGCCCGTATTCGGTTTCTGTACCGTTTGGATAAAACCGCGTGGCGAAAGTAACCGTAACATCACCTTGCGTCTTTTCGTCGGGGATAAGCTGCGTTGCCATCACGACATTATCCCCGGCCCCGACCTGCATTGGCCCGCTTTCGGCATAGGGCTGCGTTCCGTCAAACGTGGTTCCTGCCTCGTGGTCATAGCCAAGCCCGGATGCACTAAACCAGATAGGGCCGTTGAAAACACCCGCATCAATCCCGCAGGTGCGGTTAATCAAGCCCGTTGCCCAATGGCCTTCCTTGTAATTGTAAACCACATATCGGCTGTTTTCCGTGCTGTCGTCACCCGGATAAAACCACCAGATTTCACTGTACTTGCGGTTTGTCACGGCTGCAATTCTGGATTTCTGGACAGCGTTCATACCGTCAAAGACGTAATCCATCACATCGCAAGGGATGCTTTCAACCGCGCCGCCTGCAAATCGGAAAAATCCGCGCTCACCCATCCAATAAACGCCGCTATCCACCGAGGCCGCGCATTGCCGCGAGATAGCCCCGCAAGACGATCCGACCCGCTCAAAGCCATAAACGAAAGGCGGTCCCTGATATGTCACGCTGTGGGCGTCCAGGTTGGTTAGGATCAGGCTCTGACCCCTTGATCTGATGCCAAGCATGATCTGGCCAGCCGTTTGCAGATCGAAATCGCCCGCCTCGTTTGTCGCTGCCGCCGTCCATGTGGTGTTATCCTCACGGTCAGACCATGCAACCCGGCGATAGTTGCCGCTTGGGGCTAGGGCGAATAGAAACCGCTCCTCTGTCACGAATAGGCCGCTACAGCCTGTAGGCGCGTTGCTGATCGCCGCCGCTGGTGTTCCTGTGTTTAGCGTCCACTCCACAAGCCGCCCGTCAGACGTGGCGCACCCAACAAGATACTCGCCCCATGTGTCCAGCGACCATACCGTTGCCTCTGAATATGCCCCAGTATCAGGCCGTTCTAGGCCGTAGGAGCCTGTTCCATAGAAAGCGCCGCCGTACCCCGTGTTCTGCGCGGCCCCAGATGTTCCGGTGACGAATGACGCCGGGGTGATGTCTGACACCGTGTTGATTGCGTTGCTGACGAACAGCCCTTCAAACGTGCCGCCTGCAAACCATCTATCGCCCGTAAGATCGCGCCAAGCAATTGCCCCGCGAATAGGCTGGTCTGACATTGTGACGCGGTTAAGCCATCCGCCCACGGGCTGCATTGTGCCATCCGTCCAGCGGACTAATGAAGCGTTACGCCACCGCCCAGCGGATTGCAGGTCAGTGCCGTTTCGGAAAACACCCGGCGGGATTTCAAGGGGGATCATGGTCACGGCGTCATTTCCGTAATCGTGATGGATGACGCAGCCACGCCGCCGTATCGCCGCGAACCGCTAACTCCGTTAAACGTGAATGTGGCAGAGGAGTCGCTACCAATCCTGACCCGGAAAGTTGTGGCTGATGCTGTACCCGCCACCATAGTGTGACGTAGGTTCACTACGCCGGGTGCGTCCGTCGATGCAGTCATATGCCCCACGGCAGCCAGAGCGGTTGACGTTGCGTCTTGAAAAAGCGCGACAGTCATTATTCTGTTGTTGTTAAAGCTGCCGTATGCCGCCACCTCAATCTTCAAAATGCTGGTTGCGCTTGTGGGAGTGATTGCGAGGGTCATGTATTCCGTACCCTCGGTTATTTGTGGGATTGTATTATCTGATGGGATAACGCTTGTCCCTGTAGCAACCGCACCCGTCTGGGTATACACAACCTGCTTCACCTTCCCATTTGCCTGTACAAATGCTGTGGTGGCAACCTGCGTTGTATCCGTGCCAACGCTTGCCGTAGGGGCCACAGGAACACCCGTAAACGTGGGGTTTGAGATTGTCGGGGATGCAAGGGGCGCTTTGGCGTCAAGTTGCGTTTGAATGGCGCTCGTTACCCCGTCAACGTAATTCAATTCCGCCGCCGTAGCCGTAACACCGTCGAGGATGTTCAACTCCGCCGCTGTCGCTGTCACCCCATCGAGGATGTTCAATTCCGCTGCCGTGCTGGTGACTGCAACGCCGCCAACCTGCCAACCGACAAGGTTAGGCGCGATAGCCGTGGTCCCGTCTAGCAGGTCATCCAGCGCATCCAGATCAGCGTTAAGCTTATCCCCCCAGCTATCAGAGGAAGCCCCGACTTCGGGCTTAACAAGGGCGTAGGTCGTCGTCGTGCTATCAGCCATTGCTGCGGCTCCTCATGATTAGCGGCCCGCTGAATTTCGCGGCTTTGCTTTCTTTATTCAACCCGGCAAGAATATCAGCGTAAAGACCGCCCCAGACTGCCAGCCTTGCATCCTCACCGAGGTAAGGCGCGATTTGCAGCAACGCCCCGTAAAGATACAGGTCAGGGCTATAGGTCAGTAGCCAATTGGTCGGCGCTGCGTCTGACAATGCCGGGACTTTGGCGTAATACAGCAATTCCGCCAGCCCGGTTGATGCTGTCGGCTCCGGCCAAAACTCGAATGTCCCGGCTGTATGGCAGAAGTAGCGCGGATCGCCCGTATCCCATGTGTTCGCCTTGGCTTTCATCATGTCTTGCGATGATAGCAGGTTAAGCGCCCCGCCGTTCTTTAGGCCGAGGCGGATTGTCTCAAGCCAATCGGTCGGCACGTCTTCAAACGCCTCGTCGATTGTCAGGTCTGTTCGCGTTTCCATGCGCCAATGCCGCAGATTGCGGTTGATTGACGCTTCGGTTAGCGCAATGAAATTCGGGATTTGCGATGTTAGGTCGCCACGGTTTGCAAATTCTGCAATTGCCGTTTTCAATTCTGAATAAGTGCCAATTGCCATTATTGCGGTCCTTGCGCTTGTGCGTCATTTGGTAGCCCAAAAAGGGCAAGGAGGCCAGCAGCGCCCGCCGATAGGTTGGCTAGGTGCGAAAGGCGCGGGTCAAAGCGGGCAAAGCGGCTGCGGACTGCGCTAGGATTGATTGTCGCGATTGACGTGTTGCTCCTATTGCCGCTGCCAAGGCCCATTATTCCGGGGTCGCGCATGTTCCTGAAAACAACACCATCAAGGCCATCCTTCGCGGCCTCTTGTATTTCGGAAGACAAGCCGCCTTGAGGGTATCCACCGCCGCCCATTTGCCACAAATCTATGTTGTCCGTTTTGGCAAGCATCGGCATAATTGACGATTGTGGCTGGAAATACCGCTCAACCCCGTCACCCATAGGCGCACCGCCCAAGCCAGCCTTAACATACGCCCCCGGCAAATACGTTTCAGCCGTCTTGGGGTCTGTAGTGGTCCAGAATGCGCGTTCTCCCGTACCCATCGACATACCGCTTTCTGCTGCGCCAAGGTCTACGTTGGGGAAGTCGGATTGTGTTGCGTGGTACACACCAGCGTCAGTGCTAAACCCCATCCCCTCGGCCCGCTGCATCCGGCTTGCGGCGTCCATCGGCATGTCAGCGCCCGTTGCGCCGGATTGGTACAGCTTGAACAGCTCCGCGTTGTCGTTGGGCGTCAGCTTGGCAAGCATGTCATCCGTAACGTCAGCAGCACGGCCAGAGGCAAGAAGATCGGCAACCTCTTGCGCGGGGCTGCGGGGGGTGGTTGGGGTTACGCCGTCGATTGAAATGCTTGTTGGATCCAGCATCATCCGAACCGTTCCCGGCTTTGATTTTGCGTTGTTGTTGTAAGCGTCCCTTACGCGCGAAACGTCCGTTGCCTCAAAGCCGAGCGACTTGGAAATCTTTGCTAAATCGTCGGTCCTGATCTTCCCGTCATCGCGAATCCTAATGCCAGACATTGCCTGGTCAATCTGAGCATCAGGGATGCCCGCGCTCTCAAGTCCGCGCCGAACAGCGCCAACGTCAATCCCTCGAAAGTCAGCGCCAGCGGCGTCCACATCCAAGACCCTCTGGGGGCTAGTTTTAGCCGTGAAAACCTCTGGAATTGCGTTCTGATAGTCAAATGCGCGTGTGTCGTCTGCGTATGTCTTGGCCATTCCGTATGAGTCGGAAAGGAAAACAGGCTTATCCGCTGAAAAGCCTCCCGCCTCCCTCACGCCGCGCCCGTCAGGCGTTCCGTGATAAAATGGCTTGCCGTTCAAGCTTACGCCGCCGCTTTCATCCGCAAGAAAGTAATCAGCCCCAGATCGCGGCCCTGATGACAAGCCAAGCAAGCCCTCCTCAATCGCCTGATACGCTGGCATACCCGTTCGAGAGGCAAGCAATGCAGGAGCAAGCACAGCGGCCATCTCAGACGCCATATTTCCAGCATGGCCCATTCTATCCCATCCGCTAATCCCCGGCGCTGTCATGGCTTCTGCCGATTGCCCAGCCCGCGCGATATTGGTGTAAGGGTTCAATTCATTGCCAAGGTTTAAAAGGCCGCGCAATTCGGGCGGGATATATGGAGCAACCGCCTCATTAAGCGCACGGGTTCTAGCCTGCCCCGCTTCCTTGCTAAAAAAGTCCAGAATGCCCATGACAAGCCCTTTTGATTTGCGCGAACACTAGCACAGTTTTACATCCCTTTCAAACCCCGCCGCAATGGCTTTGACCATGACCCCATCTTGGGCCTTGTTGCGTCATAAATCGCCACGGCCCCGAATGCATCAGCGCTATGGCTAGACCAATCATGGTTAGGCCCTAGCCCGATGTTGCGGTGTTCGTCTGTCCGCTCGTGATACC